TGCAAAGTTGACTAATTCTACAAAATAGTCTATACAATAGACTGGTAGGGAGAGACACCACCACACCCTCTCCCTGCTTTTAATCTATTAATTAAGTTCAAAATAGGTATAATGGGTTATTATGCTACAAAAAATAGGTTTTGCCCCCGGTATAAATAAACAAATTACAGACACAGGAGCAGAGGGTCAGTGGACAGACTGCGATAATGTAAGGTTTCGTTATGGTATTCCAGAAAAAATAGGTGGTTGGAAGCAATTAGGAGATAGTAATCTTACAGGAGCTGGTCGAGGTCTACATCACTTTGTTAATAGTTTAGCTAGAAAATACGCAATTATTGGTACAAATAGAATTTTATATGCTTTCTCTGGAGGTGTGTATTACGACATACATCCAATCAAATCGACAACCACGCTCACGAGTGCATTTACCACGACCAACGGATCAGATGAAGTTACAATAACTTTTTCTAGTCCACACAATATATCTGAAAACGATATTATATTATTAGATAATTTTTCTACAATAACTAATTCTAATTTTGCAGCATCTGATTTTAACGATAAAAAATTTATGGTAACATCTGTTCCTACAAGTACAACAATAACTATTACTATGCCATCAAACGAGTCAGGATCTGGTGCTACAACATCAGGTGGTATAAGAGTTCAACATTATTATCCAGTAGGACCAGCTGTGCAGGCAAAAGGTTTTGGTTGGTCACTAGGGTCTTGGGGTGGAACAGTCGCTGGTAATCCAACAACAACACTACAAAATGGTATCACGGATACTGCAACAACAGGTATTATATTAGTAGATGCCTCACAGTTTCCAACTGCAGGAACAAACTTTTTACAAATAGATAGTGAAGAAATATCTTATACGGGTATTGCAGCTACAGGAGAACTTACAGGCGTTACTAGAGAGGTAGGTGGAACCACAAAAGCATCTCATAGTGGAGGTGCAACAATTACTAGTACAACAAATTTTGTTGGTTGGGGCGAGGCTGCATCTGGGGATTTAGTATTAGAACCAGGCATGTGGTCACTAGATAATTTTGGTGATAAAGCTATTTGTTTAATTCATGACAGTGCAGTGTTTTCTTGGGATTCTAGTTTAGCAAATGCAACAGCAACAAGAGCAACAATTATAACTGGTGCACCAACTGCATCAAGACATATGGTCGTGTCAACACCTGATAGACACTTAGTATTTTATGGAACAGAAACAACAATAGGAGATGCGGGAACTCAAGACGATATGTTTATTAGATTTTCTGATCAAGAAGATATTAATACATATACACCAACAGCAACTAATACAGCTGGCACACAAAGACTGGCCGACGGATCACAGATTAGAGGAGCTATTCGTGGTAGAGATGCAATATATGTTTGGACAGACACGGCTCTATTTACACAAAGATTTGTTGGTCAACCATTTACATTTGCATTTTCACAAGTGGGTACAAACTGTGGACTTGTTGGACAGAATGCATGTGTAGAGGTAGATGGTTCTGCATATTGGATGTCAGAAAATGGTTTTTTTAGATACGCTGGTAAATTAGAATCACTACCTTGTTTGGTAGAGGATCACGTATATAGTGATATAAATTTAGAATCTGGTAACCAAATGGTATCTGCTGGATTGAACAATCTTTTTGGTGAAGTCATGTGGTTTTATCCAACTTCCTCATCCTCTGTTGTAAACAGAATGGTTGCATATAACTATTTTGACTCTTCACC